GGGCCGACAGCCAAAGAAGGTAGATATGGGTGATACGTATAGCACTTCGCCGTTTCTGGCCGATCAATGGATTAGAAAATGGTCCTTGGTTGTGTATGATGCAGCAGGAAAGAATATTGCTACACAGATTTCAGGTGGTTCGGATATTCCAGGACAAGAGCAGTTAAGGATTATTTTTGACGTAAAACAGACTGACGGTCCAGTGCCGAATTACTGTACGGTGAGGGTTTATAATCCTAGTACGAATTTGGTCACTTTGGTGAAGAATCAGTATCGTCGGTTAACTTTAGCCGCTGGGTATGTAAATGGCCGATTTGGTGTAATTTTTGATGGCACGATTCGACAGATTTTGGCGGGTGCAGAATCGGCAGTTGATTCGTATATTGAAATTGATGCCGCAGACGGGGATATTCCTTATACTCAAAGTGTAGTTAATCAGACAATAAGTGGTACTGCGAATACTGCAAAAGGGAGGTTGATGACAATCGGTAATGCTCTCACACCGTGGGGCGTTACAGTGCCGGATAATAGTTTGGCTCAGGTTCCAGATACTCCGCCAAATCCTAGACCTACAGTGATGTATGGTATGGGCGCAGATATGGCAAGTATTCATGCAAGTTCGGTTTATGCTGGTGGACAGCCTATGAATTGGTCAATAGTAAATGGTCAGTTTATACTAACAGCTTCTAATACAGCAATTCCTGACACGACGGCTTTTGTGGTTAATTCACTTACGGGCTTGGTTGGTTTTCCTAATACTACTTCGGATGGGATTGAAGCAAGAACGTTATTAAATCCGTCTTATGGTCTTAGAAGAACAATAGTGATTAATAATGCAATTATTAATCAAACTCTGGCCAGCCAAGGTGGTGCGAATGTTCCGGGATTTCAAGCTCCGGTGTTCCCCGGCCCCGCGGATTTAAATTATTACATGGACACTTCGTCGGATGGTAAGTATGTGATTTATGTCATAGAACATCATGGCGATTCTCGCGGCAATGATTGGTATAGTGATTTGGTCTTAGTTACGGTTGATTCAAAAGGCCAAGAAACTACTGCTCATAGTGGTATTCCAGGACAGAGTGGAAGTTAATCATGCTCGGATTTGAGCGGTGGCAAGAACCGCAACTAGCAATAGATGCTGCGCTAGATCGCTTACAGAGCCGTTTGTGGACAAAATTACCGTGTGTGGTTACAGCGGTAACGGCTGACGGCCAGCATGTGACAGTACAGCCAACGATTATGGGATTACAGAGGAATGTTGATGCGAGTGGTAATGTAACTTGGACTAATATTCAGTTGCCACTTTTGCCGCAGGTGCCAGTTAAGTTTCCGTCTGGTGGCGGATTTACTATGACGTTTCCAGTAGCTGTAGGCGATGAAGGTACAGTTGCATTTTCGTCAAGATGTATTGATAATTGGTGGCAACAGGGTGGAATACAGCCACAGTTGGCACCGAATGGTGTAGGCTCTGCAAGAAAGCATGATTTGTCGGATGGATTTTTTGAACTTGGCGGAAGGTCTATGCCAAGGATTTTATCTGGCGTTAGTTCTTCTGCGGTGCAGTTACGCTCAGATGATGGGACTTGTTATATGGAGTTTAATGAGTCTCATTTTAAAGTGGTATTTCCTGGTGGGACTTTCATGATCGATTCTAGTGGCAATGTCACTTCTACAGGAGATGTTTCATCGCAATCTGGCGGCAATGCTGTAAGTCTTACTAACCATCTACACACAGGCATTAAACCAGGTACTGGTATTAGTGCTGTTCCGAAACCTGGGACTTAAATATGACAACTGAAGTTTTCGTTTTTGGGAATAATATTGACACGTCTTTGACGAGTGCTATTTCATCAGGTACGACGACTATTCCTGTTGCTAGTGTCAGTGGATTTCCGACAATTCCTACGGGACAGTATTTAGCACTGACCTTGATTCATCCAGCGACTGCGGGTGTATTTGAAATTGTCTATGTCACTTCGGTTTCAGGGCTGAATTTAACGGTTCTGCGTGGGCAGGAAGGTTCAACTGCTGCTGCATGGGCAAGTGGTGATACAATTTTCTCTGACGTCACGCAGGGAGTTTTGCAGAATTTCAACAATGCTATTCAGTACAGCGAGTTTAGCCTCGGCGGGACTGATACTGGTGTTGTAAATGCTTATGTTGTGGCATTAACTCCGCCGATTACGTCTTACAAAGATGGTATGAGAGTTGTCTTTAGGGCGGCTAATACCAATACAGGTTCTTCGACTTTAGACGCTGGCGGTGGTGCAAGATATATTGTTCAAGGTGCTAATGCTTTACAAGGATATGAAATTCTTGCGACAGTAGCTACTGAAGTAATTTACGACGCTACAAATTCGCAATGGATTTTAGGTACTGGTGCAGTTAGGCAGCTTGTGCAGCCGGCATTTTATTCTTCTCAGGTGCCGAATTTAAGCCAGCTTGGTGCATTACCGACTGGAATGAAAAATCGCATCATCAACGGTACTATGTCATTCGATCAGCGCAACGGTGGTGCCAGCGGCACAGCTGCGGGTTATACTATTGACCGTTGGAATTATGGTGTTAGTCTAAATGGCAAAGGTACTTGGGGACAGAATCTCAACGCTGTTACACCACCACCAAATCAGACGGCTTACCTTGGCTTTCAATCATCTTCATCTTATACTTTACTTGCTGCTGACTTTTTCACTTTTTATCAGGCAATTGAAGCATGGAACTTAAATGATTTTGGTTGGGGTACATCAAGTGCTAAAACAGTAACGATTTCCTTTTGGGTGTATAGCTCACTTACTGGAACATTTTCAGGCGTTTTAAAAAATTATGCCTCTACTCGGACATATCCATTTGTCTATACTGTTTCTAATGCTAATACCTGGACCTATATCTCAGTTACTGTTCCTGGAGATACTGGTGGAAGTTGGGTATTAAGTGGCACTGGTGGAGGGTTGTTTCTTCAGTTTAATCTTGGTACTGGCAGCACCTATTCCGGGCCAGCTAACGCATGGGCAAATGCAAATTATACTGCGGCAACTGGTTCAGTTAGTGTTGTTAGTACAAATGGTGCTACGTTTTATATCTCAGGTGTTCAGCTTGAAGTTGGTTCAGTGGCGACTCAGTTTGATCTAAGATCAGACTATCTAGAATTTGCCATGTGTCAGAGGTATTACAACGCAGCGATATATGGAATAGTATTTATTCCTGTAGCTGGCATTGGTAACTTTGGTGGTGGTATTTGTATTTTAACTTTTCCTCCTATGAGAGTTGCACCATCTTCAGTAATAACTAGTACTAATTCTTCTGGATGGGTAGGTTCCTTAACAGCAGGTGCAACATATGCTAATACAATACAGATATGGCCTACCACGACTGAAACTACCGCAGGTGCTTATAATGCCTTTTATGTTGCGCTAAGTGCAGAGCTTTGAGAAATAAATGTCTTTTACATACTCAACGATTTCCAACAGTGCAATGATTCAAAGATCAGATGGTGCGTTTATTCCGCCTGATGCAGGAAATACCGATTATCGGATGTATTTGGCTTGGGTTGCAGAAGGTAATGTTGCGCAGAATTCCTTGACTCTGGCTCAGGCGCAGCAGCAGCAGATTCAGACTCTTTTCTCTTCTTATCAGTCGGCTTGTCAAGTTCCTGTTAGTTATACGTCTCAAGGCGGAATAACAAAGACATATCAGGCCGATGCAAATAGTGTTAATAATTTATCATGGATGTTGGCGGCGTTCGCGAAAACGCAGGCTGTGCCGACTGGTTTTTATTGGGTCGCCGCAGACAATACACAGGTGCCTTTCAGTTATATTGATATGCAAAACTTGGCTACGGCCTTTGGGATTCAGGGTGCTGCTGCTTTTGTACAATACCAAAGCCGTAAGGCCCAAGTAAATTCTGCGGTTAGTATTGCGGCAGTTCAAGCTATAACTTGGTGAGATAAATGACACTTCGAGTTAGAGCACTTTCTTCGACAGGAGATATGACCTTTGGTCAGGGGTCTGGGAATTATCTTATCGACAGTTCAGCAGCGGTTTGCCAAATTTTAGGTACACGGCTTCAGCTTTGGCAAACTGAGTGGTTTTTGAATTTAAGTGCAGGTATTCCCTACAATACAAAGATTGCAGGTTACGGAGGTTTATCGGTAGCATCTACGATTTTGAAGCAGGCAACGTTGTCTAGTCCTGGTGTGATTAGTGTGGATAATTGGTCAGTAGTTTTTAACGCTGCGACCAGACTTTACACAGTCACAGGGAGTAGTATAAATACGATTTTTGGTCAGACTTCGTTCCCGTCAACAAATACTGTAATTGCATCTTCTATAACTTGAGTAGGTAGAATGAGCCAGACATTATCAACTTTAGCAGTTACTGTAAGTAGCACTGGAATTTCTGGTCCATCTATGGATCAAATTCTGGCTTCTTTGCAGTCTAGCTTTCAATCTATTTACGGTACGGATGTTTATTTAGGGCCAGATAGTCAGGATGGTCAATGGCTGGGGATTTTGGCACAGGCTATATATGACTGTAATAGTTCGGCCATTGCTGTATATAATCAGTTTAGTCCGGCTACAGCCGTTGGCGCAGGTTTGTCGTCTGTAGTTAAGATCAATGGTTTGCAGCGCCTGGTAGCTAGTAATAGTTCGGTGCTGGTTACAATTGTTGGGACTACTGGCACAGTTTTGAATAATTGCCTTATCGGCGATAACGTCAATCTCAACACGCAATGGTCAATTCCGAATGGCACAACCATTCCGCTATCAGGTACGGTAAATGTTACTGCAACTTCGACCACTTCAGGTCAGGTTACGGTGCCAAATAATTCGCTGGTGAATATTCTTACTCCGGTGCCTGGATGGCAGACCGTGACCAATGGGACTAATACGGTTTCGGTTGGTGCAGCCGCAGAAACTGATGCCGCGCTTCGGCAAAGACAGAGTGTTTCGGTGGCAGTTCCTGCACAGACAGTTCTTGCATCTATTGCAGGGGCGCTAGAGAATGTTACTGGCGTTACTGCGGTTGCGATGTATAAGAATGATACTGGAACAGTAGATTCAAATGGAACACCTGCACACTCAATTACGGCTGTAGTTGCTGGTGGCAATGCAATAACAATTGCAAACACAATTGCTTTGTATAAGACTCCGGGCGTTTCGACCTATGGCACGACTTCGGAAACGGTCTATGATTCGATTGGTGTGCCAAGTATTATTAACTTCTTTATCTTGGCCTATATTCCGATTGCGGTACTGGTGAATATTCACGCCCTTACTGGTTATACCACAAATGCGGCCAGTAATATTCAGACTTCAGTTGCGTATTTGGTTAATAGTTTGGCAATCGGTGAAGATAGTTATAATGGCAAATTGTGGGGGCCGGCTAATCTTTCAGGCGATGCCGCTACGCTTTCGACAGGACAAACTCAAACAGCACTGGATTTAGTTTCTGATACTTATAGTATTGCCACACCTTATGGCGTTGCGCAGGCCAGAACAGATTATATGGTAACAACCACTACTGCTTCTGGTGGAGCAAGTTCAGTTGTTGTTGGTAATGGTGCGCTTTATACGCAGTATGAAATAATTTTTATCACCCTTACCGGCGGCGTTCCGTTTCAGACTTCGATTACAAGTATTGCTGGAAATACTCTAAATATTAGTCCGTCGATTCCGATATCGAATACTGTGTCTTCAGGAGCTATCGTATATGGCGTTAATGATATAGTAATTCCATTCAATTATTCGACGAGTTGTTCTGCTACAGCAGTTACGGTGTATGTCTCATGAGTGGTTCTATTTCATTAAATGCGACAATTCCTGCGCCAATATCACTTTATACCAATCTTGTCACTTCGGAGTATCAAAATTCTCCGAATTTCTTGGCAACAATTGCTGCTTGTGTTCAACCATTTGCTGATATTAGTGCAGTAACTCAGAGTTTTCCAACCAATTATGATCTGTTTGTTGCCGTAGGTGCGAATTTAACCACGACAGGTTTGTGGATTGGTGGATCGAGAATACTGGCTGAGGCTATTGATTCGTATTTTAGCTTCAATACATCGGGTTTAGGTTTTAATCAGGCTGTTTGGTTTACTACTGGTGAACCAGTTACGGGTATTGTCAGTTTGGATGATGGAACCTATCGACTACTTCTTGAAGCGAAGGCTATTGCGAATAGCTGGACTGGCACAGTTCAGGATGCGTACACTGCTTGGGATACGATCTTTGGCACTGAGATGGGTATTCTCACAGCGCCAGCATCAGGTGGTGGCATTAATTACATCACTGCGACAATCGGCGGTGTAGTTTATAATGTTGAAGCGACGATTTTTGGGGATTTGTCAAATATTGCCATTCAAGATATGGGCAATATGCAGATGATGTTTGTGCTTACGGGACAACAGCCGAGTGCGATTATTTTAGCACTGTTTGAAAGTGGCGAAATTGGATTGTATCCTGCAGGTGTAACTGTGTATTTGACGGTTCCGTCAATTTATCCTGGAGGTATTCCAGGTGGAACGCCACTTTTTGGTTTGGATGCAGAAAATACGACTGTTTCAGGATTAGATGTAGGTGCTTGGGTAACTCTTGCTGCTACAGCTTAAAGGATAGATAAATGACGAATACCGTAGATTTTTTGCCTTTTGCCATTGGTGGCGGAGCAAACGTCGAAACTCAGACTGCATGGGTTAGTGATGCAGTTGTGACAAACGGGTTTCAATCGGGAATTACGCTCTCGATGCAGATGAATAAGGCGATTCGCCAAGGGTCTGTAGTTGCTGCTGCCGCGGCTAACTGGATTTCAGATGTATTGAATGTTTCTGTTCTGGACAATGGCAGTGTAGCTACACTTGTGGAACAGCTTTGGTTGGCGTCTATTACTGCAAAATATTTTGCAGATTCAGGTTCTGCCAATACAATAGTCATTGCAACGCCGAGTGGTCTAAGTTTTGGTGCGCCAACCGCTGGATTGGTTATTGCAGTAAAAATGGCCGCGACTAATACTGGTGCGACGACACTAAATTGGATGGGTAATGGCGCAGTGGCAGTAAAGACGCAAGCAATTGGTGCACTTAGTGCAAGTACTTTGCTCTCAGGGGGCATCTACAACTTCGCCTTCGACGGCACTCAATGGCAGTATATTGCATAATAGGTAGAACTTATGTCAGGTAATACAATATCTATTGACAATATTTCTATTATTGTCACGGGAAGCCAGTTGATTGGTGTCGGGAATCTTTCGACAGGAACAGTCACTCCAGCTGGCGGAACAACGTCTTCGGTCAGTATGCAACAGGCGGCTTGCGGA